GGTCAAACTCGAAGGCACTGGTTCTGTAGTCAACGCTGGCGGCGGCACTGCCACCGTGTCCTGGACTGCGGCGCAAACGCTGACCGTAGACGCCAACGCCTGGGGCACCATCGTCATCTACGCCGACCCGACATCCGGCAGCGAGAACCGACACATCGCGACCATCTTCGCACGCATTACAGCAGAGGCAATTCCCTAATGTTCACCTCCATGTTTCGGCGTTCCATGCTCGGTGCTTCGGGTGGCAGCGTTACCGCTGACCTATTAGTAGTTGCAGGTGGCGGCGGTGGTGGTGGAACTGGCGGAGGTGGCGGAGGCGCTGGAGCAGTATTTACTGGTTCACAAGTTCTAGCCGCTGGTTCGTACACCGTCACTATCGGCGCGGGAGGAGCGGCTAGCGCTAATGGTTCAAATAGTGTGTTTGATAGCACGACTTCAACTGGCGGTGGCCGCGGTGGCCTTGCTGGCAATGACAACGGAGCAAACGGTGGAAGCGGTGGCGGCGCACGCGCTGTAGGAACGGCTGGAACTGGCATTTCTGGACAAGGCAACGCAGGCGGAACGGCTATCAATGCAAACGCTTTTCCCAATGGCGGCGGTGGTGGCGCTGGCGCAGTCGGTTCGAACGCTCCTTCAAATACTGTGGCTGGCGCTGGCGGCGCTGGCTTGCTGTCTTTCATCAGTGGATCAGCAACGTATTACGGCGGCGGCGGTGGTGGTGGGTGCTACGGAGGAAACGGAACCGGAGGTGCTGGCGGTAATGGTGGCGGCGGAACTGGTGGCAATTTCACTACTGCATCCACTAGCGGTACAGCAAACACAGGCGGCGGTGGTGGCGGCCAGGGCGGAAACAATGTGGGAACAGCACAGGGAGGTTCTGGAATTGTCATTGTGTCCTATCCAGGCTCATCAAGAGGAACGGGCGGAACAATCACGACTTCCGGCGGAAACACCATCCATACATTCACGGCTAGTGGAACGTTGGTGATCTCATGAAATACGCAGCACAAATCATCGAAGATATGGTTGCTCAAGTTGTCGTTACGCCCACTCTTTCATGGGTGCGCGACAACCTCGGCGGCGAGTGGGTGGAATGCAAGACTGACGGCAGTATCCGCGGGTGCTACCCGGGCCCGGGATACACGTACGACCGCGTGAACGATGTATTCGTCCCGCCACCTGAAGAGCCAACACCAGAGCCATGATCCACCTGGCATTGTTCATCGTCCTGCTGCTCACCGGCTGTGCATCGAGCACGGCGGCGATCTCGCAGAGTGCCAACACTTCGCGAGAGGCGGCGACATCGGCACGCTCGCACCTAGCAAAAGCGAACGCGGAGCTCGAGCGCATCGAGGCGCTTTCCGCGGAGATTTCGGCCCGGATCCCGTACGTTAGTGATGATGTCCCGGCAATTTACTCAACCATGCAGTACGTCTCAATCGCAGTGGTGGCCGCTGTGATCGGAGCACTTATCTACAACTACATACCACGAGGCCGCTGATATGACGACTGCCCAATACACGATATGGATGCTCGCCCTAGTCGCATTGACATTCGCCGCGGGTTGCTCCGTCGGCTCCACCTTCCGCAGAATCCGAACTCCCACAAAGGCATCAAATGCAAAATCTCGCAACGCTTGACGGTGTACTTTCCAGTCTATTCTTCAGCATAACGCTAGGTTTGATCGGGACCCTGGCCGGCTACTTCTGGTGCAGGAGTAAGGGCAGCAAATGAGTCGACGGCGGTCATGCTGTTGCCAGGATGGACTCCTTTGGTACGCGCTCAAGTGTGAGACGTACTTTGAGGATTACTGTTGTGCGCCTGATTGCACGAACGCCCCAGACCGCATCGAGTTTTGCCCGCGCTATCTCTTGTCAATAGGAATACCGTCTCCGCCAGACCTGGCGAATCGCTGCTATTTCGTGAGCCACGATTGCTGTATGTACATCCTGACCGGATTCGAAACCATTCCTTGTCCAAATCCGTTGTCGACTTGGCCAGTGAACGTCGGCAAATTGGTCAAGGTAAAGAACCGTGTGGCCGGTGAAAACCCGTGCTGTTACGCAGACCTACAGGAACAGGGCACACCTGGCGGAATCGCCGACCTTGAAATCGAGGAAAGCCCCGTTATTGAAAACGACCCGGAACTCCCTTGCGAGGAACTAATCGCGGAGTGTTATGACTTTGCTGACCAATCCGGAACCGTCAAGGGTAAGGAAGTCACCATCCAAAGTACGGCGACTACGTGCATTGAGACACTCGGCGTTCCGTGGGACGTTCGATGTGGTCACGGCCCACCAAAGGAAATCGTAAGCCTCTCCAAAAGTATGACGCAGACGATGGGCTATTGCACGGTGCTCGACCCGTCAACGCCCACGAGCTGCCCGAGCCAAGTCACTCAAGTCAACATCGAGTACATGGTTTGCCCCGACTGCGAACCGGAGGGCGACTGCTGCGGCAGCACACCCATTTGCGACGATATCCCCGACTACTGCGAAAGCTTCGAGGATCGCTACGAGACGTACAACGTGCAAACGTGTTACTCGCTTGGCAGTGCTGGCTGCGCACCGCATGTAGAGGACGTCATGACCATCGTCTTCCCGGCTTGTTTCGCTCCGGAGATTGACCCGACATCAGAGGGCGCACAAGCGTCACTCGATGCTATGTTCCTTGGTGTATCAGGCGTAGTGCACATCAGTGCAGATACGGTCAACACTGGGTGGGGTGTTCTTCCAGCGATTAAGTTAAGCGTCTGTGGCCTTGATGTTGTGACCTTCAGCGGCAACGCCGCGCACATGGCGCAGCGCATCAACAACCGTATCGGCGGACTTGTCACGGCTACCGGCATCGGGCCGTGGTCGGCGTACTTCTGGTTTGGTAATCGGCAAAGTTGTGTGCTGTGCGATCAAGAGACTCCAAACGATCGACCAGGCTTTGCTGCTGGCGATGCGTTGAGTGTTGACCGCGTGGCGTTCACCAACGGCAATACCGAGATCACGGTCACCTTGGTGGCCTCGTCCCCTCGATACTACGCCTGCGCGGCCCAAACTTTGATAGTTGCATCGCCGCCTCGCATGACATCCGCAAACACCACGAACGCCGCTATCTCCGCGACGAGTGCGACTGCCAACAACTACGTGATCCAGTGCCTCTCGTTCCCGGAATACGCGATGGGCTCGCGCTACACGATGAAGCGCGTTCAGGAATACGGGAACGGCACTATCTCGATCTGCACGGACATTGCGTTCTTCCAGAACGTCACCAACTGCGAAGCTTCCGATGGTTGGCCGCTGCAAGACATCACAGTGAACATCGGTGGCATCGATATTGTGCTCGTGTACGGATGGGAATCGTTGTGCCCCTCGATGCCTGACCCGCGCACCGGTTGCTACGCATACCCGTACGTCTACACGGTTGCGCCATGCTGCCCACAGGGTGAGGACTGCTCACCAGGTGGAGCCTGGGCAACCGCGAATCCGCTCCCGCAACCATGCTTACGCTCGTTCCAATCGCCTGGCACGTCTTGCAAATCCACTGGCACCATCATTACCCTGACCTAATGGAACTCGGAACAATTACAATCAACGGCGTTTCGCTACCCATCACGGACTGCAAGTCTTGGCGGGTGGCAGGGACGTCACCGTTCTGCATCAAGAACCTCGACGCCACCAAGTGTTCGACCTGCAAGGAACGGGAAACGCGGAACGGGAACTACCTCGACCCGCCTCTTCTGTTTGGGGCGCCAGGTGCGGCGGAAAGACCGACGGCTCCACCAAGCCTGGGCATGGGCGATGTGGTTGCCAATGTCACAAGTGCTGTCGGCTTCAAGCCTTGCGGCGGGTGCGCTCGGCGTAAGGCAGCGATGAACAAGGCAACGCCTGGGTGGGTGGGCGGAATTCTGTTGCGAAGTTCCAAACTGGTCGATAGACTCAGAGCACGCGTATGGAAGCGCTAACGGGAGCAACGATTGCTCCGAGCGTCGCCAGCGCAATGCTTTGAGAGGAGCATTCAATGTTGGATTTATTGCTAGTTTTGTCGGGTTGTTTCAGCATGGGGGTGTTTATGTTGCTGCTGCTGGATCCAAGCCATGAGGCTTGCAAGCCGGAGGTGCGCAAGTGAACGAACTCACCACCAACGAGATCAACCCTGGAGCGATTGTCAAGCGCAACGAGGAAGTGTGCAGGATTGTCGGGCCCATCGTCCGCGCCAAGTACACGCAAGTCATCCAAGGACGCAACTACCTCACCGTGCAGGGCGCTCAGGCGATTGCCTCGTCGCTCGGCTACACCAGTGGCACTGCTAGTCTCCGGCACGTCGAACCGACGGAAAGCGTTGCCGGCTACTGGGAAGCGACCTGCACGGTCTTGTTGAATGGCGTCGTAGTCGGCTCGGGCATCGGCTCGGTCTTTGATGACGAGCGCCCGTGGAACACGCGCCCACAGTTCGCCAGGCAGATGATGGCGCAGACCCGGGCGACCGGGCGGGCGCTCAAGGGCGTGATGGGGTGGGCGTTCGCCGCTCTCGATTACGAGGGGAGCATTGCCGAGGAAATGCCCGAGGAGGCGTCTAGGATGCCTCAGGACGCGCCCGCGCCTCGCAAGGCACTCGCTGCGCCCTCCAAGGCGTCGAAGCCCGCTCAAGTCAAGCCTGAGCCTAAAGGCGACCGCCTACAGGTTCGGGGCATTTGCGCAGGAGTTGACCCAAAGACGGCAAAGTCGGGCAAGGAATACTGGCGAGTAGGCGTGGAAGCCAATGGAGTGGAATGGTTTACGTCGTTCAATCCAGTTGACGAGAACATGATTGGCAAGTTGGTGATTCTCCAACTCAAGCCATGGCAAGATGGGGTGATCATCACGGACGTTCAGGTTGTGGTGGAAGAGGAGGTGCAGTTTTGAAGCCTCAAATCAGACTGCGCGGAAGTACAAATAATTTGAACAATCAGGTAGGACGGGCATCAGAGAAAGCGGTAATGGGTTACTTCGTTGCCCGCGGCTTTGCGGTTACTGACGTATCCGGTCAGAACATCCAACATGACCTGCTAGTTGAAACCTTTGGGCGCGTCCAGGTGAAGACTTGTCATAAGACGAAGACGCATAAAGCCAAGTATTCATACTCATTTCAGGCAACTCTTGGATCCTCAAAGGTGCGATATTCAAGCCAATCAATCGATTGGTTTGCATTTGTGTATTGGTTGGATGGACGTCCGAAGGTTTGGCTGGTTAACGCGCTCAAATTGCAGGTCAACGATCTGTACTTGGCTTGCCGGTATGAAAAGTCATGCACGACCGTGGCAAATCTTTGGGAAGACGTAGAACCCGCTCCATCAGTTTTGGAGGTCGCATGACCCGTCCCCAACCATCGGAAGTTTGGCGCTGTGGAGCGCTCGACGGCATCCAAAAATTGGTGCTGTTGGCGATTCTTGACTACGGACGCATTGCTTACCCTCGCCAGGCAGTGCTGGCAGCCAAGTGCGGCATTAGCCGTTCGACGTGCCAACGCGCCCTTGACCAACTACGCGCAAGTGGTGTCCTGACAACGAGTAGCCGAGGCAAGGCGCTTGTCTACCGGATCAACCTGACAGGCGAAGAGATGCCTCAAGTTGATGCATCACGAAGCATCAAGATGACGCAGGAGAAGCGTCAAGATGACGCATCTACCGGCGTCAAGATGACGCAGGGATCGGAACTAGTCCATTTAACTAGTCCACCTAACCAGCAAACGGCTACCGCCGTGAGCGGGTGGGAGGTTCAAGATGACATCGCAAACCGGATCAAGCAACGTGACCCAAGAGCGGACATCAAGAGCCACTGCTCGGTATGCCGGCGCGTACTCATCTCGTACGGTCTGAGCGACCGCGATGCACTGGGAGCCTGGCGGCTGCTCTTGGAGCATTGGGCCCGTAGCGGCAATGACGCATACAGCACACTGAAGTTCCACACCGAGAACTTGGGCGGCGCACGTGATGTCGCCAAGGTTGTCCTACACCGATTGCAGGGAGTCGCATGAGCCAACCACAGAGCCTCGAAGATCAGATCCTCCAGCAAGTGCTTGTGATCCAAGCGCTACGCCTACGCATTGCACGCATGGAGTCGATCTACACCACACCACGAACCATCCGATCCACTGGGCAGAATGGGACAACCGAGGACACACGCCACCAGCGTGACACTATCGAGGAATACGGCCCCATCACGCCACGTTGTGTCACAGATCAGGAAGTCGAACAAGCGGAAGATGACGGAGCATGACTAATTCCCGCATGAAGGGTAAGAACGGTGAACTAGACGCTTGCCGTGCGCTGGAGAAGTTGTTCCCATTCAAGTGGGAACGTACTGCTCAGCGCTATGGCAAGGGCAAAGCCGACATTGAAGCGCAGTGCAGCTGGCAGATTCATGTTGAGGTAAAGCGCAGGAAGACAGGCTATTCGTATGTGTATGGGCGTCTTGCGAATGACAATTTGATTGTCAGTGGAAGCCTATTGATATGCCGCTTAAGCAAACTGCGCACAGTGATGGATGATGGCGTATGTCTGCCCAATGTTGCACCACGTTGCGCTGGCCTTGAAGATGCCATGTTGCAAGCACGTACCGATGCACGTGTAGGGTGGTTACCTATTGTCCTTGCCAGGCAGGATGATGAGGAATGGCTATTGGCGTGGAGGGAAGAGGTAGATACGCGACTCATGGAAGAGGTGCGCACATGGCTCGATGGAAATACAAAGCCGATTTAGGTAAGACATTCAACTATGCGCACACATCGCGTTCACGTGGTGGTACATGGACACGCATAGCACGTGAGCATAAGGCTGTGCATATGTGCTGTGCTCATTGTGGTGGTGTTGCTGATCTTGAGACAGATCACATCGTGCCATTGCATCGTGGTGGTACGAACGAGTGGAAGAACTTGCAGTCGTTGTGCGTGGCATGTCACTCGCACAAGACCAATAACGAAAAAATTATTTGTCCAACTACCTTGGTTGATAAAAATAATAAAAAATGAGCCCCCCCCAAGGGGCCGAGCCCCCCCATACCCGTAAGGCACCGCGTGGGGGATCAGGCGGAACAGACTCACGCCGTAAACACAGCAAGCGACCGCCTTTATGCGCCGACCTAGCCGACGCGTACGCCGAGTCGATCGCCAGCGGAACCGCCGTCGCCAATCTGCGCATCGTCGATTCGTGCAAGCGCTATCTCGCCGAGCGGAAAGCGCCGGCGTCGCACGATGTGTGGTGGGACGAACCCCGCGCCGAGGAAGCTCGGGCGTTCGCTCGCAAGTGCGGCCAGGGCGTGGAAGAAGGCGCTGGTACTGCGCTCGAATGGATGCCCTGGCAGTGCATGGTGGCAATGGTCTTGCTCGCTAGGCGCCGAGTGGTGTCAAAGGTGAAGACCGACACGCCCGCTACCAAGGCGCTGCTGCTAGTGGTAGCGCGAGGCAACGGGAAGACCGAGTTCGCGGCGTCCATGATTATGGCGGCGATGCGCAATGGATCGCAAGCGCTTGAGTTCTCATCTGTCGCGCCCGATGGTCGGCTTGCACAGAAGACTTTCGAGCGCATGGCGACCATGTGCCGCACCCTGGCGCTCGATGACAGCGACAAAGACGAGCAGGGGTGGCGATCCTCGGGCGGCTCGACGCCGGCGCATCCAGGCAAAGTGGTGCACGGTGGAAACCGATACATATCGCTGCCATGCACGGATCGCGCCCTCGACGGTTTGACAAGTCGACTCACGATCGCGGACGAATGCTCGCGCATGGACAAGGCGTTCGGGCGCTTGCTCACTGGTCTTGCCAAGTTTGCCACATCGCAACTGCTGGCGATTACGACGCCCGATCCGGAGCAGAAGACGCGCCCGATTTGGGGCTACTGGCAAGCGTGCGAGGCTGCAATCGCCGACGGAACCCCCTATCCGGCAGGGTGGTGGCCCATGATTTACGGCTTAGATACAGAGGATTCGGCCTCAGATCCTGCTGTTTGGGCAAAGGCGCACCCGGGTTTAGGCACGATTGTTGACCCAACGCAGTTGCAATTGGCTGCGCAAACGATGCTAAACACGGGGGATCCCGTGCAGATTGCCGAGTTTGAGACGCAGTTGGCGTGCAGATATCACACGATTGCAACCTCCGATGTCGATACCGCGATCCTTGAGCGCCAGTTTGAAGAGGTTGATTGGACGCGCTTGCGCGGACAGCCGGCAGTGATCGCGATTGACCTGAGCCGTGGTGGCTACGGGCCGCAGCTCGACCTGACTGCGCTCACGCTGTTTGTAGTTGACGGCAAAATGATCCGCGGCCGCAACGTGTGCTGGTGGGCGGGCGTTGACATTGCACTTGACGAGAAGAAATGCAAGAACCCATTGCAGCAATGGATTCAAGCAGGGCACTTGCGGCGTATGCCTGGTGAATGGCAGGACATGAGCGTCGTTGAGGCAGAGTTGGAGAACATGATCGCTACGTATGACGTCCGCAAGATCGGAGTTGACCCGCATCCGGCTCAAGCGCGTGACATTAAGCGGTGGATTGACCGTGGATGGCCCATCGTGACAGTGGATCAGAGCATTCGGACGATGGCTCCTGCCTGGAAGTGCTGGGCAGACCTCCTCAAAAGTAGGCAATTGACCTACAACAACGACCCCGTTTTGGTGTCCGGACTCAACCAAATCACCCTAATTTCAGACAATGTGGGCAACATCCGACCGGTAAAGGGACGCGGCGGCAAGGGCAACATGGACGTCATCGTGTCCGGCAACATGGCAGCGCTCTTGATGGAGCATCATCAGGTGCGCGAGTCGACCGGACTGAGCACTAGCGCTTGTCCTATTGGTTAAGAGTGGAACTACAGAAATCCGGGTTGACATCCTGAGGCACATTCGTTCCATGCGGGTGTGAGTCTATTCGCACGCTTCATGGGCTTCCGTTCAGCGACCGTCGTCTACGCACGACCGGAGCCACTTGCTACCCCTGCGATCAATTCGCTGCCAGCGGTGGTGCGTGCTACGCAACTCATCAGCGCAGACCTAGCGCGGCTCCCGTTCTCGATCATTGACGCGAGCGGCAACGCCGTCGATTCGCCAATCACGCAACTGATGACGCGCGAGGCTTCACGCTGGCAATCCGGCTACGAGTTCCGGCGCTACATCACGGCGTGTGCGCTCGAAGGCGGCAACGGTCTTGCCTTGATTCGCCGCGACAGTACCGGCGAAGTGGCAGAACTACAGCCGATGCCGATCGGCGCCGCGCAAGCAGAGATCACGGAAGACGGTTTGGTGTACCGCATTGGTGGTGCAACGCTGTCCAGTGATCAGGTTTTGCACCTCGGTTGCTACCCAAATGTCAATCAACCAGGGTGGTTTGTGGGCCCAATGGACGCCGCTCGCTCTGCCATGGATCTTGCCGCAGACCAAGAAGCCGCGCATCGTTCGCTGATTAAGACGGGTTCGAGTGGCAAGGTTGCCATCTCTCACCCTGGTGCCATGTCCGATCAGACGGTTCAAGCCATCCGCGACGCTTGGCAAACCATGCACGCGACGGCAGACGGCGCCTCGCGCCCGCTGATTCTGCGCGAGGGCATGAAGGCGGAGAAGATCAGTCAAGAGACAACGACGAGCAACATCGAAAGCCGCAAGTTTAGCGTGCAAGAGATTGCTCGGGCGTTTGGTGTGCCTCCTGAAATGCTTTACCAGCAGGGCGGCGGCGCTCTCTCTTCCCAATCTGAAACAGCACGCGCCTACGTCGATGGCGCACTCGCCCAATGGGTTAGCGCGTGGGAGTCGGAGATCACGCGCAAGCTCTGCAATCCCGGTCAGCACGCTCGGCTTGATACCGACATCCTGCTACGAGGAAACATGAGGGATGCTGGCATGGCTCTGTCCAAACTCGTGCTGGCCGGGATTCTTTCGCCGAACGATGGACGCCGACGAATGGGCTTGCCCGAGATCGATGGGCTTGACATGCCGTCTGTCTCCATGCCTGGTGCGCAAGCAAACGAAGAAGCCCCCGACGGCAGCAACGAGGACACCAATGCTTGAAATCCGCACTACGAAACTAGCCATGACAGGCGACAAGATCGGCGGCTACGCCTCGGTCTATGACGCACCGAGTCACCCGCTGACCATTCGCGGCATCAATGGCGGCAAGCCGTTCACCGAGCGCGTTCAGCGCGGTGCGTTTGATTCGTCACTCAGTAGCAACATCTCGCTCCTTGTCGGTCACGACACGCGCGACTTGCTTGCAAACACGAAGAGCGGACTGCTGCAACTGCGCAGCGATCAACACGGCCTCGCCTTTGAGG